AAAAACAAAACAAACCTAAATCTTGAGCAGTACCAAAAACTACTCAAATAAGCCTACGAGCTAATCGTGCGTTCATAGGCTGAAGTACTACAGCACGACTACAGAGAATGAAGAGAGGAACGACAATGTCAACAGAGACTGCAACCCCAACAAAGGCAGCAGAGCTGTATACAGCTGGTAAGTCAGTAGTAGAAGTAGCATCAGAACTTGGTGTTACATACGGCAAGGCTCGCAAGCTTATCGCTGAGGCTGGTGCTGATATTCGTAATACATCAGATCGCCTAAAGGGAAAGACTCGTAAGGCTAAGTAATGTTAGCCAACCTACGCGTACTCGTGAGTAACTTAATCTGGCCTGCGGTAGCATCAGCGGTGCTAGCGGCTTTAGCCATCGTTACCTCGCTATATACAGATAATGGAAGCTTAGTGTTAGCCTTAGGGCTTGGCGCTATTGCATCAGCGTGTCTAGCACAGACAGTGTAGCAGACCTTCCATCAGAGGCTCCTTCAAACGAGGGAGCTTCTGATAGGTCTACCTGTGGGTGCAGCAATTGCGGCTGTGGTTCTAACGCTGTAAACGTCTACATCAATGACGAGGAAGATGATGACTGGGGAAGAGACATCGCCCCACTTGGTTATCGTAGAGTACAGCGGCAGGAGCTCTTTGAGTCTACGTTCCTTAACGTACTTGAAGTACTAGAGCAAAAGGCAAAGGCTGCACTTGAACGAGCTGAAGCTAAAAGAGATGCCAAGAAACAAAACAAAAAATAGCCTTTAGGCTACTGTTTATGGTATAGTTAACACCAGGCAAACAGCCTACTACGGAGAGACGAAAGGACTAACAATGTTATCCCTTCTTATCTCCGCCCCTGTGCAAGCGGTAGAGGACAAGCGTAAGCTTGAGAAGCATAGCGGTAGCAAGAAGCTCATTGGAACTTCAATGGGTTGTCCCATCCCCGACCTAAGGAGGCGAACTAGCGTTGCAAAACCTCACATTACGTGGACTAGCAATGTCGACAGCGGCCTATGTATTGGCACTAACAATCGGCACATTCTCAATCGTTATGGCGTCGTCCAGCACAGCTGATGACACTGTAGCGGTAAAAGCAAAACCAGTTGTTGCGGTAATCACTACCGACCCACTGGTTAAGTACAAGAACGCAAAGGTATTAACTGACGCAGAGTTAGTTGAACTATTGCAAGCGGTAGGCTTCGAAGGTAAGGCACTTAAACTTGCCTGGGCTACTGTTATGAAAGAATCTCGTGGGCACCCTACGTCCCACAATAAGACAGCCAGTACTGGAGATAACTCATACGGGCTATTCCAAATAAACATGATTGGCTCATTAGGCTCTGATCGTCGTGCAAAGTTTGGCATTGATAATGATGCGGCGTTGCTTGACCCAGTTGCTAATGCTAAGGCAGCCTACTACATGACAGCCCAAGGAACTGACTGGGGTTCATGGGGCTTAGGTCCTAATGCCTATGACGGTGATCCTGCGGAGCCTTCCCTTACAAGGTGGCTCCCTAAGTTCCCATCGTCAAAGTCGTAGTTTTATCTAAGGATTATAGTGTACCTATGAGCGAAGATATTACTAACATTGACCAACACGAAGATGATTCATTTGCGGTGCAGCCTGAAGAGGCACAACCTGTAGAAGAGATCATTATTGAAGCAGAGATAGAAGCGCCTGTAGTCGAAGACATTGTTGTCAAGGCTCTTGTAGTTGAAGCCCCTGCGGTAATCGAAGCACCAGTTCCTTCAGTTCCTTCAGCTCCTAAGGCTGCGGTAAGTGGCGCTGACGCCGATGAGGTTTACTTAGCTAACTGTGTGTATAAGAATACAGCAGCACGCAAGTCTTTAACTGTCCATCATCTACAACGTCGTCTCGCGGAGCTTGGCTACAACGAGGCTATGACAGACAAGGATGGTTGGCTAGGCGATGAGACTAAGACAGCCATTGAGAAGTTTCAAAAGGATAAAGGCTTTGAGCCTAATGGCATGATTGATGAAGCAACGTTCATTGCTATCTTTAAAGGTGACATGAATGTAGTTCCAATAGTTTAATCTTTAACTAAACTAATAAGCCCTGTGCATTTACTTGCACAGGGTTTATTTTTTATATCTACTATATGTATAGCTCATCTAAGATCTATAGTCACTACAACTACTACACTACATAACATTTTATCTACCTGACAAAGAACTATTATTTTTATAATAATTATTGCTACTATTACTTTTACTTTTTATTTTTCATAACAAATACTCGTAAGTGCGCTTAACGGTTGGAGACGTTTTTGGAAGCACCAAACTCATGGCATATCCATTTCTCACGTCCAAGCCATTTAACCAAAAGGTACTGCTTCTGCTAGTTTTGTACATCATCTTATGACCGCAAAAGTGTACACGTCTTCGCAGAAAGATGATACTGTATTCACATGGCTAAGGCGCAAGAACTTCCGCAGGCAGAGAAAGAACTTCTCGCCACACTGCACAAGGAGCAACTCTGGCGTCGTGTTCAGGAGTTAAACGAAGCAGGCTGGTCGTTACAATCCATCGCTAATGGATTCATCCCCGAGAAGCGGCGTAGCACCATTCGTTCGTGGGTTGTTAAGGAATTGCCCGAGCGCGAAGTTATCACCGCAGGTTTCCCTATCCCGAAGCCTCCCGTTAAAAAAGTAAAGTCACGACGCAAGCGTGTGCCCTCACCTGGGATACCGTTAGACGAGCAGTTGCGTATCGCGAGACTGTCACCGCTAGCGCGACGCTATCGCGCCCGCACCGCTCCTTCGTCCTCTTCTTTCACCGCGAATGTCGAGCTTACAAGTATCGCAGGACTTCTCTACAATAAAGGTGTTACCGTGTCAGAGCTTGCCCGTGCGTCCGGCGTAACCTACCGCGCGATGAAACGCCGCGTGGATAAGGCAACCCAATGAAGATCCGTCATGACATCTTCCCTGCTTCCATCCTAGTTGCATCCCCTGATGTATTTCAGGATTTTACCTTAGCTTCTACTTCTTCTTCTTCTCTTACTAATCCAACTGGCGCTCGTAGTTTCACACGAGTACGCCTTGTAGTTATGGAAGATTCCATTACCCCTCCCACCCAGATAGTTCTTGTTGCCGCGGATCATCCTGACGGACCGCGCCTGGTCTTTAGGGAAGTTATACGTACGCTCAACTGGTCTGGAAACAAAAGACAAGATTCTCAGCTTATCACCAAGTCCGGAAAGGTTATCGCCTTTAAGTACGTCCGCGGTTGCGACTGCGGTTCACGGCTCCGCTCCTGGAGCCCTTACCAAATAATGAAAGAAGAGATAACATGACAACAATAAGCAACTTGCCAACAAGTATAGCAGCCCTCAGTAACATCTCAGCACTACACTTCATTGTCCTAGTATTCTTTGTCTTCCGCGTCACCCGAGCACTTGTTTATGACGAGATATTCTCTCCGGTTAGAGAACTCATCTGGTCTAAGAAGTCTCCCGAGGATAGCTACCTGGGCTTCTTCTTTACATGTCACTGGTGCGTCTCGTTATGGGTTGCGCTCCCGGTTGTGGTTTTTTACGCCGCTTTTCCAAGTATCACTTTCTTAGTAGGGTGTATATTTGCCCTGTCCGGTTTAGTTGGACTAATAACCGCGCGTATAGATCAAGAATGATCTGGCGTTCCGTTACGGCAATGACGAGGAGTAATAAGTAGTGGCAGTCTTTAGTAGCAAGAATGAAAAGCCATCTCGCGCTCAACGCCGCGCGCAACCTAAATCTTCTCGTGTCGTTCCGCCAAGCTCTATCAACATTACCTCTAACCCTAACTACGCCCAGTCGGCTCCTTACTCTGCCCCTCGCGCTCTCACAGCCGCGGCGGTTCAGATTCCAATTAACGATAAGGGCGAGGTTGAGCGCTTTAAGCAACGCCGTCACGGCAAGTCAAGTGACTGGCAGAGTGAAGCGTGGGAGTACTACGACGCCATCGGTGAAATCAAGTACGCCTTTAATTTAGTTGCATCTGTTGTTTCACGTATTCGTCTTTACGCAGCGGTTGTTGACAACCCTGCTGAAAGCCCTGTCCCTGTTCGCAACTCCGACGTCATCGACGAACGACTTGCGTCTGCAGCAGAGCGTGTTCTAGGACGCCTAGACTCCGCGTACGGCGGGCAAGCTGGTCTATTAAAGGACGCGGCATTGAACCTATCCGTTACGGGAGAGTGCTACCTTATCCAATCTCCAGCGCGAGTGGGAAGCGGAATACCAGAGTCTTGGGATATTCGCTCTACAGACGAGCTACAGGTTGACGCACGCAATAACTATTTAATCGTGCCCCGCCGTGATATGGCGCGCGGAAACAACTCCGGAAACGTAGGAGAGCTTAAGCTTCCTAACTCCGCGTTCGTTGGTCGCATCTGGAGAGCGCACCCACGCTACTCTGAAGAAGCAGACTCAAGTATCCGCGGTCTACTAGATCTTTGCGCAGAGCTACTTTTGCTCAACCGCACGTTCCGCGCAACTGCGCGCTCGCGCTTAAACGCAGGAGCCTTATACTTACCAGACGGTCTATCTGTTGCCGCGTCTCCAGACCCAGACTATCCATATGATGACGAGAACAATCTTAATCCAGGTATGACTGCCGAGGAGGCAGCAGACGAGTTTGAAGATCAACTCATGGATGCGATGACAACTCCGATTCGTGACGAAGATTCAGCCAGCGCTGTTGTACCACTTATTATTCGTGGACCAGCAGAGCTTGGCGACAAAATTAAGCAGTTTAAGTTTGAACGTTCGTTTGACCCTGCACTTGCAGAGCGGTCAGATCGAGTCCTCGAGCGTATCCTCCAGGGACTTGACGTTCCTAAGGATATTGTTACCGGCCTAGCAAACGTTAAGTACTCTAACGCGCTTCAAATTGACGAAGCCTTATATAAGGCGCACATTGAACCATTGATGCTTTTGATTGCTGACGCGTTAACTGTTGTCTACCTACGACCAGCGCTCATCGCTTCAGGTTACTCCGCAGAGGATGCTAAGCGCATCGTTGTTTGGTATGACCCTTCACAGGTTGCAACACGTAATGACCGTGCTAAGGATGCTGACGACGGCTTTGCAAACATGGCTGTTTCCTACGATACATGGCGTCGCGCCCACGGTTTCTCCGCGGCTGATGCTCCTGACGCTAAGGAAATCGCAATTCGTTTACTTGTTGAAAAGGGATCTATATCTCCAGAGCTTACGCAGGCAATGCTTGGCGCTATCGCACCTGAGGTTATGGAGAGTGTTCGCCAAGCTCAACAGGCAGACTCCGTTGCTCCAGTTCCACCAGAGATTGACCAATTACTTTCACAGGCTAACCCTCCTGCCGAGCCTGCCACTGAAGAATTACCACCAGCTTTACAGGAAGGCATCTAGCTAAAATGGAACAACCAAAGATTGACAAGACAGATCTTGTTAATGCTATTGCCAACGCCTTAGGTGACGCTGTCGTTATGTATATCGAGGCGCATGGCGTAGTTATAGAAGATAAGGAAGCAGACTCACCTTACGAAGATGCTCCTATCGTTGAACAGATTATGGATGACCGTGACGGTTGCCCGCTATGCGGAGAAGCCGGTTGTGTATGCCCTGGATCAGACAAAGGTTACTGCCTATGCGACTCAGATTGTGCGTGCACCCAGTGCATATCTGCAGAAGAGTACGGACAATTTGATTCTCAAGAGTTTGACATGCTTTTCTCTTTGCAAGAGGAGCAAGCCGAAGCTATTGCCGCGGCAGGAATTATCGTTGCTGAAGAGCAAGACCTTGCTGCAGCTCTGTTAGAGATCGCAGAGAAGCACGGAAAGTTTAATGAAGACGAGACAGGCATCTGGGCAGGGTACACTCCTGCGGCTGAAAATGAGTATAAAGAAATTGGTGTTAAGTGCATCAACTGTGTGCTCTATGAAGGTCCTGGCGTTTGCAAGATTATTAAGCAACCAATTGAAGACGATGGCAAGTGCCGTTTTGCAGTTATACCTGACGGAGTAGTTAAGGTTGAAGACGATCAGATTACAGCTTCAATTGATCTTTTAGACTCCGTTGATACTTCCACGCTTGCAAACAAGAGCCCTTGCTGGGACGGATATAAGCAAGTAGGAATGAAAAAGGGCAAGAGCGGAAAGATGGTGCCCAACTGCGTACCTGTCGATGCGTCGAACGACTCAGAATTTGCAGTTGATGAAGAGACAGACGAGTGTCCAGAGGCTACACAGGATATTGAACTTAACTTAAAGAATCGTCAAAACGCGATTGACAACGTTGGTTACGGCCCGTTAAATCCAGACGAGCCTAATGAAGAATTTTGGCAAGAAAAAGCTGACAAGTGGAAAACAACTGCCGATGAAGCAAAGACAGCAGTCTGCGGAAATTGTGTATTCTTTATTCGTACTCCAAAGATGCTTGACTGCATCTCAACAGGATTAGAGCAAGGCGACTCTAGCGCAATTGATGCTGACGCAGCAATTGACCAAGCAGAGCTTGGATATTGCGAAGCATTAGATTTCAAGTGCGCCGCGTCTCGCACGTGCAACGCCTGGGCAACAGGCGGACCTATTACCGCGGCAAGCTCACGCAAAGCTCCAAAGAAAGATCGCATCTACGGCTCAAAGAAAAATAAGCCAGGATCTGCAGCTGGATCTAAGAAGATTGTTTTCTCTGCGAAGACAGAACAAGCACTTTCTAACAAGGTAGCGGAGCACAATAAAAGTGCAAAGGCTGGACGTAAAGCAACTCTTCCAATGCTAAAGGCAGTCTACCGTAGAGGTTCAGGTGCGTTCTCGTCTAGTCATCGACCAGGTAAGACTCGTGACCAGTGGGCAATGGCTCGCGTTAACGCGTTCCTTAAGCTTCTAAAGTCTGGCTCTCCTGCCAACCCTAATTACAAGCAGGACAATGATCTATTGCCTAAGGCTCACCCTAAGTCCTCTCGCGGCGAAGCAGCGGTAATCCAACACGAGCTATTGCAGGTTGCACTTAAGAGTGCGCAGGAGTATGGCTCACCTGAACATGCTATCTACTCTATGGCAGAGTACTCCGGTCTTAGCTATGACATCATTCCAGCACTTCGCGGTGCATGGTTACGCGGTGTTCGCGACGGCGAGGTGCCGTTCGAGCGAGCATACACACTTGCAACAAAGCTGTACGATAGTAAGGACTCAGACCTTTTGCCAAAAAAGCGTAGATCGGAAAAAGCATAGTGGAATCTCCGTTAAATAAGAAGATCCAGCGCGGTGAAAATCGCAAGGCAGCTCCTTCTAAAAAGGTAAAGGAGTATAAGACTCTACACGAGAAGGTTTTATCTCTCGTACAGGCGTCTAACGCTAGTGTCCGTGAAGAACGCCGTGTAACTCCACGCTCAGCGCTTACAGTTATGGATCGCGCCCTTGAATCACTAAGCTCTTTAAGTCTAGAGTCTCGCGAGGCTGGAGCATTACGCGAGGTTGCCGTCTTTATCTCTACTGCAACAAATACCTTTAGCACTAACAGTACAAAGCATACAGATCTTCTTATGCAGGGTCACCCTCTTTCAGCGTTGAACGCTTCACTTACTCCAGCTGAGTATCGTGAAAAATACGCAACGTGGCTAGCTGCAGATTCTGCAGTTAACGACAATGTTCGCGCACTTGTTGCAAGTGCCCACGCGGCTGAGCCTGGTTCGATTGAGCGTGAACATGCGTTTTCACGTCTACTGGTAACGAAGAAGTTCGTGCCTGGCTACTTTAAGATTGATGTTCTTGAGGCGATTACCGCGGCATTTGGTAGCGGCAACTCTTCTGCAGCTCGTAGAGCTCGCGTAGCTCTACAGTGGCGTGACCGTAAAGGCCGCTGGGTTGAAATGGGACGTGGTGTTAACTTTAACTTCCGTATGCCTGACGGCTCTGTTGCTAGAGCTTCTGGTACTTATGTTGGTGTTAGACCACAGCGAGCTGGAGAAAATTACACTGCAGGTCTTATGCAAGTTTCAGGAGATGCTAATCTTCCAGACGGCATCTACGCAATTAGAGCTGGCAACGCACAGACATACTCTGCTCGTCTGACTACAGGGCAACTTAGAAAAGCTGGTATTACTCGAACACGAGGCGCTGATCAAAATACAGTTAACATTCCTACAAAAGATGAACTTATTGCAGAGCGTCTTGACGCTCCTATAGGTTGGACAAAGGTAGACGACAATACATTTACATCTGACGATAACTACACTATAAAAGCTACCGACGGCGAATACACTCTTTATCGCCAAAACGAAGACGGCTCACTTGCCGGTAAGGTTGGCCAAGGTGCTAACTGGGCAGACATTAATGATCTTGCAACTAATGACCAAGAAGCGTACGATGTAGTTAAGGGTCAAGATACTTCAGGAGAACAGCAAGTAGTTAAGGCTCGCCTCGATGCTAGAACAGCACAGAACGCCGAGTTCGATAGACTAGAAAATCTTATTGATAGCGGAGTCGACCAAAATGGCAACAAGGTCCCTGCTGGCTGGGAAGGCGCCGTTAGGCCAGGTGCAAGAGCAGACATTGAACCTAGACGAATCGGTGCAGATAGAGTACTTGGTGAAGAAGGACTCCCTTACATCGAGTACAGCAAGACATATGCAGATGACAATGGAAACCCTGTTGTTGCCAAAGCTATATTCATGCGTGACGGCAAGTTCTACGCTAATGATAAAGAGTACGATTCATGGGATGCAGCCGAGGCTGACATTCCAAACTGGATTACTGCCGAGGAAGACAAGCGCGGTCGCAAGCTAGAACCTGTTAAGCCAGAAGAGATCAAGATACAAGAGATCCTGCTGCCTAGATTTGAAGATGGTCCGTCTGACTACGTGCGTTTTGGCCCAGAGCCAGACGACGCAGACTACAGAGCAGGTTTCTTTGACAAGGACGGAAATAGACTTCCAGGACCTCCAGCAAGTGATGACCCACTGCCAGCTTTAACAGACGAGCAAAATAAAAAAATTGATGCTGAGATCAGAAATCTTATTGAGAATCCTCCAGCTCCTACAGAGATGGACAAAAGAATTGAAAAGCTTCTCAAGAAAACAAGAGAAGAGTGGGACGAGGGTAAGAAAAACTACGCTAGGATCCAAGGTGAAGTCGGTGACTTTTCAAGCCCAGAAGATCTGCCAACAGAAGGTGTTATCGAAGGCACTGATATTCGCTATGAAATAAGAACTGGTGCTGGCCAACTTGGTGGGCGCATGCGCGACGGACGAGTCCGCAATAGAGAACGCGCTGCGGTAGAAGGGCAGATAGCTACTCTTTATTTAATTGGTGATACTTCTAATTTAACACTTCCAAAACCTGAACGTAATGGTAACTGGAGAGGTCCAGACAATGGTGATAGAAGCGTAGTCATAGAACGCCCTTCTGCTCCACATCCAATGGCAGGAGATCCTGTACTAGACGCTAAAAAACTTGTAGCCAGATTAAATGAAGCAAATAAAAACAATGATGCAGCCTCTGCTCCTCAAGTTTCAGAACGTAAACCAGGCACTGCCACGCAAGACGAGACTGATTCTCAAGATATTAAAGACGTAGACAAAGCACTAGACTTCTTAGATAAGCACATGGATGAAGAAGGTAGTACTGAAGATCGAGCCATGGGAATCTCTCAAGCACAGGATCATCTTAAGGAAGCAAAGAAGGATCTTGAAAGTGGAGATGTAGAGTCTGCTATTTCATCTCTTGAAGATGCGTTTAACTTAATGGACGGATTAGAAAATCCAAGCGAAGGCATTTTCCCTAACGGTGAGAACTCCGCTGAAGCGGTAGACGTTGTAAATAAGCTAATTACTCGTTTACAAGAAGACAGCGACGGCCCAGACGAGCCACCAACTCCTCCAACAG